CCTTTTTTTGCTGATGGACAACCACTACATTTAGAAGAAGGAGATGCTGTAATTTATTTAGGACAAGAAGTAGACCATTGGCGAGAAGAATTTGAGGGTGATTGGTATGCTCAATGTTTTCTTCATTATGTAGATAAAGATGGCAAACATGCTTCTCATTATAGAGATAGACGACCTTATTGGGGAATTGGTAAACAAATATAGGAGTAAATATGAAATTTTTACAAAATAAAAAAGACGGATCTTGTAGAGTGCAATTCAGTGATGCAGAAATAAAAATATTAAACGAAAAAAAAGAATTGTATTTGTCACCAGAATCTTTGAAACATATGGGTAATTGGCTTATGAAAATAGTGCATGATTGGCAAATGTATTTTAATAAAGATATACAGAATAAACAGACTTTTGATACTGATGAAATTGAAGGTAAGTAATTTATCTGTTATACTTACGCATGCCTTTAACAAACGTAATAATTAAACCTGGATTTAACAAACAAGTCACTGAAGTAGGAGCAGAAGGTCAGTGGGTAGATGGCGATTTTGTAAGATTTAGATATGGATTACCTGAAAAAATTGGTGGTTGGCAACAACTACTTAGTAACACCTTAGTGGGTGCAGCACGTGAACAATTTATTTGGGCAGATTTAGATGGAAGAAGATACGCTGCAATCGGTACAAATAAACTTTTAGTCGTTTATTATGAAGGAGCTTTTTATGATATTACTCCATTAGATACAGCTCTTACATCGTGTACCTTTGATACTGTTAACACATCAGCTACTGTAAGTGTAAATAAACCTGCACATGGTCTTGAAGCTGGAGATTTATTTACGTTTACCTCTGTAACGCCACCAACAGGAGCGGGATACTCTGCATCAGATTTTGAAACTAATACTTTTGAAGTAATATCTGTTCCATCAAGTGATGATTTTACAATTACTATGGCAAGTGCTGCAGGCACAACTGTAAATGGCAGTGGATCAGCTGTAGTTAATCCATATATTAAACCAGGAGCTTTAGGTTTTACTTATGGTTTTGGTTGGGGCACAGGACTTTGGGGTGGAGGTCAACAATTGTTCAGCACTTTGAATGGTGCTTTGTTAGACGACACTGCAGGAACTGGTGGATCAGGCACTTCAATAACATTAGCATCTACCACAGGATTTCCAACATCCGGTACTATAAAAGTAGGAGCTGAATTTATTTCTTACACTGGTATTTCTAGTAATGATTTGACTGGTATTACAAGAGCTTCAGCAGGAACAAGATCTGCTCATTCAAGTGGAGCAGGCGTAGAATATTTTACTGGTTGGGGTGATGCCTCATTATCACAAACTTTAACGATCGATCCTGCATCTTGGTCTCTTGATAATTTTGGACAACAACTTATAGCTACAGTAAAAAACGGAAGATCATTTTCTTGGAATCCTATTAATGCAAACTCTAATGCTTTGACTACTAGAGCAGTTGTAATTAGTAATGCACCTACTGCATCTGTAATGTCTATGGTTTCAGATAGAGATAGACATTTGTTAATGTTAGGAACAGAAACAACCATAGGATCTCCTGGCACTCAAGATAAATTATTTATTAGGTTTTCAGATCAAGAAAACATTAGTGACTACACACCTACATCTGTAAATACAGCAGGTACATTTAGATTAGATTCAGGTACTAAAATAGTAGGGGCAGTAAAAGGTAAAGATTATATATTTGTTTTAACAGATCTTGCTGCCTACGTAATACAATTTGTTGGACCACCATTTACATTTTCAATTAGGCAAGTGGGAAGTAATTGTGGTGCAATAGGACAACATTCAATAAAATATGTAAACGGAGCTGTATATTGGATGGGTGAAGCTGGTGGCTTTTTCGTTTATGATGGTACAGTAAAAGCGTTGCCTTGTTTAGTAGAGGACTTTGTCTTTACAACTGATGGAGATAATCTTGGAATAAATTACCAAAATGGTGAATCAGTCTATGCAGGTTTGTATACTTTATATGAAGAAGTAGTTTGGTTTTATCCTAAATCAGGCAGTTCACTTATTGATAGATGCGTAACATACAATTATCAAAGTGGTGCTTGGACTACAGGATCCTTAGCAAGAACTACTTACGCGGATGCAAATTTATATGACAATCCATATGCTACAGAATTTAACTCAACTGCTGTGCCGACCTTTCCAACTATACAAGGTGTTACTAATATAAATGGTGCTACAATATATTATGAACATGAGGTAGGTAATAACCAAGTAGACGCTGAGGGTAACAAAACAGCCATACCTGCTTTTATTCAATCAGGAGATTTTGATTTAGATATAGAGGGTAATGGTCAATTTTTTATGAGCATGAGGAGATTTGTTCCAGATTTTAAATTAATTACAGGTAATGCACAAGTTACAATCAACTTAAAAGATTTTCCTTCTAACACATCTGTATCATCTCCCCTTGGACCATTTACTATAACTAATTCAACAAGTAAAGTTGATACCAGAGCAAGAACAAGATTTGCAAGTTTAAAAATAGCTAATACTTCAACTGATGAAAGTTGGAGATACGGAACTTTTAGAGCTGATATTCAACCAGATGGCATGAGGGGATAATGGATCCAATAGAACAACAGATACAAGATCAAATAAATGCTATAAGAATGAATGAAAATTTTCAATCTTATCAACCCTCTTTTAGTGATATTGGTATTGCACCCATGAATAATGCTTCTATGAGTCTTTTTCCACAAAGACCACCGGTAGGTGGAGTAAAAGAAATGGCAAAAAATATTGTAAGAAACAAAGCTATTGATTTTGCAGCAAGAAAAGCAGGTATTAACAATTTAGGCATATTAAATCAAATACCTGTACTTGGTGGTATTATGCAAAGCGTTTCTGTGCCAGCAATAGCCTTGACCGGTATAGCTGCAGTAAAAAACAAAATTGCCGACAGGGGTATGAATGCTAGAATAAATAGAGAATCTACTACAGACTTACAACAAAGAATTGACAAAGGTGACTTTGGATCTAATCAACCTACAGCTCAAGATCGAGGACGGGGTGGTAACACTGGAGTAACTGGTAGAGCTGCATCTGACTACATGGATTTATAATGGCTAGAGTTGATATTGTTATACCTGAACCATCACCAGAGTATACTGAAGAAAACCAAAGACAAATAAATCAGTCTTTACGTACGATGCAAGATAAGTTAAACACATCGTATCAACAAGAACTTAAAAATGAACAAGATACTTTTAGTTGGTTTTTATTATGACAATACAATATAAAAATGCTGGAATAAATTTATCAAGCACTGGAACAACATCAGTTCTAACTGCACCTGATAATGCAAGAATTTTAATAAAACAAATACAAATAGATAACACTTCATCTAATCCAATTAATTTATCTGTGCAAGTAACTGACACTTCTGCAACAGCTAGTTTTAGAATTAGTGGTAATCCCATACCCGCTTCAACCACAAAAGATCTTATAACACAGACACTTGTGTTAGAAGAAAGTGATATCTTAAAGATGACAGCTGGCACTGCTGGTGAGTTGCAGGGTATTATAAGTTATGCACAAATAGACAGATCACAGGAGAATGGATAATCAATTAAAAAATTATATTCAAGAATATATGATACCTCATAATTCTTTGATTGGTGCTTGGACTATTGATGAATCTGTATGTGATGAATTAATTCAATATCATAAAAACTCACAAGATAAAGTGCAAGGATTTCAGTGTGAAGGTGATAAATCATTTGTAGATAAAAGCATAAAAGATTCCATAGATGTCTGTATAAAACCACAAGATTTAGAAAAAATTGATGCATCTAACAAATATTGTGAGTATTTATTTAGATGTTTAAAAAGATATTTACAAAAATATCCATATGCAGATTATGTGCCTAAGTTTGGTATAGGTGAGAGTTTAAATATACAATATTATGCTCCAGGTGGTGGTTACAAAGCGTGGCATTTTGAAAATGGTAATAAAACATTATTAAAAAGATATTTAGTTTATATGACTTATTTGAATGATGTGCCTAATGGTGGTACAGAATTTTTATATCAAAATATTAAATTACCAGCTGTCAAAGGTTTGACAACCATATGGCCAGCTTATTGGACCCATACCCATAAAGGTCAAATTTCAAAAGAACATGAAAAATATATTGCAACCGGTTGGTTTCAATTTGAATGAAAAAGATAATTTTTACTGATTCTATATTAATAGATTATTTAACGGAAGATGAGTTTCCGTACATGAGTAAACAGATAATAAAAATATTATCAGATAAAAAACAAAAAAATAATATTGTATTAAAAAGTAACCAAGGTGGATTTCAATCAGACGATATAAGTAAAGATGATTTAATGCTGACCCAAATGCTAGCAAATAAAATAGTTTTAATGTTAAAAAATGCTTATACTTTTGGTGACGCAAAATTAACATTACACAATATTTGGATTAATGAAAATAATAAAGGTCATTTTAATGTGCCTCATATTCACCCTGACGCTGATTTTAGTGGTGTGTTATATATCAAGACATTAGAAAAATCTGGTGATATTGCTTTTATTAGAAATGACAAATGCCCTAGTATGAGCAGTCATGAATTTATTTTCAACGATCCTGATTTTTTAAGTGAGTTTAGACTTACACCAAAAGACAAAATGATAATATTATTTCCTTCATATATACAACACATGGTTTATCCAAACCTCGAAAATGATAGTAGAATTTCTATTTCATTTAATATAAAGATTGACAATGGCAAAACGTAAATTTGTAAATTTCGTCCCAAGACCAAAACCTCGTAAGCGTCCTAGGCGACACAAAAAATCATTATCAAAAAGTGAAAAAAGAAGTTTTAAAAAATACAACCGACAGGGTAGAGGTAAATGATTTTTTTTCAAAAGGACAACTTTTTTACTGAAGAAGAGTCGCTTATAATGGATCAAATGTTATTAGATGAAACAAAACACTTTCCTTGGTTCTTTGCTAGAAGTCAAGTTGAACAAGACAACATTCCTTATTTTAGTCATACACTTGTAGATAGAGATGGTAAAGTTACCTCACATTTTTTTGATTTCTTTCATAAAATTAATTTAAGATTTTGTGAAGCAGTTAATTACAAACCTAAAAAAATCATAAGATCTTGTGTAAATTTAACGTTACCATTTATAGGTAAACCCACATTACACATAGATCATTACGAACCACATTTTCAAATACTTATGTATTTAAATGATTCAACAGGATCTACTGATATTTATAAAGATAATAATATTGTAAAATCAATACAGCCTAAGAAAGGTAGAGTAATAATGTTTGACAAACACTATCATTTAGGTAATTCTCCAACAGAGCCTAATCAAATTAGGGCAATATGTATAACAACATTTAACGTGGAATAATTATGAAAGACTTACCAAAAATACCTGCAGAGGCTAAGGAGATAATAAAACACAAACGTACAGGAAAAGTTTATGCTTCCAAAGCTGATTTTGACGCTGATGTTGCTGATCCCAATAGTGACACTACTATGGATGATTTTCGACAAGACTTGGAAATTAAAGTAACTAGAGTAAACATGGGTGTTGCAACAAAAAAAAATTAATGAAACATATTCTCTTTCAGGTTCCTATTTGGAAAGAAAATATAGATGTATCTAAAATTGAATTAAAAAGTTCTAATTTTAAACCATCTTTTTTATCTGGAGTGCTTTCTACATTTAGTGGTAAAAACATTATATCTGAAGAGGGTAGTAAATATTTAGGTACAAAATTAAAAGAAATTTTGTCAAATGATTTTAAGATAAAACAAATTACAGTGCATCATATTTGGAAGAACGTTTATCAAAATGATTTTCAAGATACACATAATCATGCAGGATGTCATTTTTCTTTTGTAGCGTATGAAAAAATAGAAAAACCACAAACTATTTTTTTTCACCCAGCACGTGATTTAATTTATGCGTCAAAAGCAGAAACGTTATTTATTGCACAAAATAAATTTGATGTGGTTGAAAATGATTTAATTATATTTCCAAGTTATTTAAACCATATGGTTTCATTAACAAAAGATGCTTTGACTATATCTGGTAACTTTGATATTGAGTAATTAATGGAACCAAGAGGCGCAACAGAATTACAACATGAATTATTAAATAAGTATGTGCCTAAAGATATATTAGATAAGGTTCAAATATGCACATCAATACCTGGTAAGGTGCCTCTCGACCCTAACAAAGTAAATATACTTTGGCAAAAAAATTCTTATGATCAACCAAATTTACAACCATTTTTTAAAAATAAAAATAGATTTAACGAATATGATTGGTATGTATTTAACTCACATTGGAACTATGAAAAATTTAGATACTTTTTTCAAATACCTGAAGATAAGTCAATCGTAATTAAGAATGGTGCACATCATTTTCCACAAAGAAAAATATACAAAAAAGGTGACCCAATAAAAATTATACATCATTGCACACCTTGGAGAGGTTTAAATGTTTTATTATTAGCAATGCAAATGATTAAAAGCACTAACGTAACATTAGATGTGTACAGCTCATGTCAAATTTATGGAGATGAGTTTGTAAAAAATTGTGGGACAGATTTTGAACCATTATTTGAACAAGCTAGATCTTTACAAAATGTAAATTACATTGGATACAAACCCAATGAATACATACTAGATCACATGACTGATTATGACTTGTTTGTCTATCCATCTATCTTTGAAGAAACTTTTTGTGCTTCTGCACTTGAGGCTTTAGCATGTGGTCTTCATGTAGTCACAACTAATTTTGGCGCATTACCTGAAACATGTGCTGAGTGGCCAATATACATTAATTATTCTAAAGATCTTAACTTGTTAGCTCATGCAACAGCTGAAGCGATTGATGTAGCAGCTAGTTATTTGCACACAGATATAATACAAAACCATTTAGATGAACAACAGAAGTATTACAAAAGATTTTATAGTTGGGAGAAAAAAGGTAAAGAATGGGAAAATTTTTTAAAAGGGGCCATAAATGTCAATCGATAAATATATAAATCCAGATACATATCAAACATTACAAGATGTCAAAGTTGAGGCACAATCTGATTATGAAACAGCTATTAAACCACTATGGAAAACGGACACCGGACAATCAAAAGAAATTATATTTGTAGGTACACCTGTCCATAGTGAGGTTTCTATTCATTACACACAAGCTTTAATAGAATTACAACAAGAATGTTTTAAGAAAAAAGTACCAATATCTTTTCATTTAAACAAATCATCATTAGTAACACAAGGTAGAAATTTGTGTGTGGCTGGGTTTTTAGAAAGCAATGCAACCCATTTATTATTTATTGACTCTGATATTTATTTTCAATCTAAATCAATATTTTCTATGTTAGATGCTGATAAAGATATTATATCAGTGCCTTATCCTCTTAAAACTTTAATGTGGGACAAAGCATATGAAAAAATGCAACAAGGCAAAATTAAATCTGCAGATGATATACGTAGAGCTTTACATACATACCCAATGAAAGTGCCTAACGACAAAAATATTTTGGTTAATAAGGGAGTAATGGAAGTTACAGATTCTCCAACTGGGTGCATGTTAATTAAAAGAAATGTTATAGAAAAAATGATAGAGAAATATCCAGAAAAAAAGATAGTGCAGAAAACGATTATTAATGGGGAATATGTAGATAAACCTAATATGTGGAATTTCTTTGACACTTTACATGATCCACAAGAAAAAACATTTTTAGGTGAAGACTTTGCTTTTTGTAAATTGTGGAGAGATATAGGTGGTAAATGTCACGCATTTATAAATGATTCAATAGTCCATGTTGGAGAGCATCAGTACCAAGGCAAGTTCTATGATGAGTTGATATATACCAAGTAAAATGGTAGTATTTACATTTTAGATCAAAGGAGAATTTTTATATGGCAAATCCACTGGCTATCGCTGCAGCAATCTATGGTGGTTATCGAGGACTAAGAGATTCTAGAGACGCTGGTGCTTCTGGGATAAATCAATTATTAAGCACAGCCGCAGGTGCTTTTGGTGGTTACAATTTAGGTAATATGATTCCAGTTCCAGGTTTTAATCCTGCTATAGCTACAACAGGAACAATCGCAGCTAACTCTCCATTTGCTGCAGGTCAACAAGGCGCATTAGAAGCAAGCAGACAAGCAATGTTACAAAAGGGTGCCGAGACTGCAACTGAAAAAAGATCTATATTAGATATTTTATTAAAGAAAAAAAAGAATACAGATCAATATGATCCTATGAAAATTTCTGCACTAGCAGGTGGTATACCATTTGCATTGGGTGCTTTTAATCAGGGGCCGACAGACATTTATCAACCAGGATATAATTTAGCCTATGCTACACTTGCACAACAAAGACCTGGTTATAGTTATATCGATCCAACAACTGGACAAGAAGTAAAATATGAAAAAGTTTATATTCCTGAAGCTGATCCAAAAAATCAAGGTGATTTTAGAGTAGGGCCATATGGTATGAATAGAACACAACTAAAAGTTGGTGGTCTTGCAGAAATTAAAAAATTTAATGAAGGTGGTATAAATTACCTTCCATCAAAAATGACTCACGATGAAAACGATGCTAACAATTATGTTAGAGCATTAGGTTATGTTGAAGACGGAGCAGGAGTGGGTGATAAAGACGAGGATACAATGTTAGCTCAATTAGCAGACGGAGAGTTTGTAACAAGAGCAGATGGAGTATTAGGTGCTGGAATCATTGCAGGTGCTAATCCAAATAGCATGAAAGACATGAGAGAAAAAGGTGCCAAATACTTTTATGAACAACAAGCACGTTATAAACGTGTGTTTGATTTATTAAAGGAGAAAAATGGCAGTAACCAAAAAACGAATTAAACCCTTAGTAAACGTATTACCAATTGAACCAAAAGACATTGATAGGTTTTGGCCATTAATGGAATTTATGATAGCAGAGGCTCTTAATTTTTCTGGCAAGTATGCAGATAAAGAATGGTTTTTTAGAGAATTAAAAAAAGACGTAATGCAATGTTGGATTATGTTTGGTTCAGATGAACAAGAAGAAAATAAAGTATTTGGTGTTTGTATAGGAAGAATTGCTGAATTACCTAATTTTTCTCAATATGAAATAGTAATCTGTACAGGTAAAAGAAGAGAACTTTGGGAAGATAATTTAGTAAATGAAGTAACAAATTTTGCAAAACATAATAAATGTAAACGCATGAGTATAATGGCTAGACCCGGTTGGGAAAAAGTTTCTAAAAAATGGGGATGGCAAAAGAAACACGTACAACTAGAGAAATGGATATAATATGAGTTTTTTTGGAGGAGGATCATCAAGAGCACCAGCACCAGCTGCATCAACGCAATTTGTAAGAGAAGCACCAGGTATTGAAGAACGTAAAATAGAATTGATGGACATTGCCCGTCAAATTGCACAAGAACCTATAGATTTACCAGATATACAAGTTGCGGGGCCAAGTGCTTTAGAGCAATTAGGATTTGCACAAGCAGCAAAAACAGGAGTGGGAGCAGATACAGTTGCAAAGGGTATAAAACAAATAGAAACAGCTGCAACTCCAGTGGGTGCACAACAGATAGGTCAGTTTTTAAATCCATATCAACAATTTGTTACTGATGAGATTAACAGACAATCACAAATGGCACAAAATCAAATAGCCAACCAAGCAATTCAATCAGGGGCTTTTGGTGGAGGAAGAGAAGGAGTGCAAAGGGCTGAGTTACAAGGTAGAACATTAAATACAATAGGCAGATCTTTAGCATCAGGTTTTAACACAGCTTTAGGTGCAGCACAAAGACAACAACAATTAGGACTGGCAGCTGGTCAACAATTAGGATTCCTTGGTGCAGGACAACAAAATATGGCAATGAAAGATTTGCAAAGTTTATTTTCTGCTGGTGGCGTGCAAAGAGAATTAGCACAACAAGCCTTAGATGCACAAAGAGCTTCAACTTTACAACAACAATTTGAACCTTTTCAAAGAGCTGAATTTTTAGCAAACTTATATAAGTCAGGTCCTACGTCAAGATCAGCTGTTACTATGGGTACAGCTCCAACCACTAGCCCATTAGCACAAGCAGTAGGAACGGGTATAGGAGCATTCGCAGCTTACACAGGCGCAAACCAACAAACAACGTAGGAGAAACATGTCTATAAATAAAGTTTTAAACAGACCGATGTTTCGAAACGTGGCCTTAAAAAAAGGACATGTAAAACCTATACATGCTGAGATAGGAGTTATGGTCGGAGGACCACGATCAGTGCCTCAAGTTCCTGCAGTTGTGCCAGGTCAAGGAGTTTTTAGTCCAGTAAATTTACAAAAATTTGGTCCGCCTAAACCTACTTTCATGCAAAATGTAATGCGTAGTAGACCTGTAAGATTTGGTGCAGGTATCGCTAATATACCAGCATATTTAGGATTTGAAGGAACAGGTATTTTAGCAGATGCGTTTGGCATGAAAGATTCACCATATAAAAGTCCTCTACAGATAGCTGGTGCAATCGGAGCAACTCGATTACCGGGAGCTGCAGCATTAGGATCAATTGGTTTTTTACCATCTGCAGTGGGTATAGGAACTTTGGCTTTGATTGCTGACAGAACAAAAGCCGGAATAGAACTTAGAAAAAAAATTAATGCTATGAGTCCAGAAGAGCGTGAAGACTTTATTAGACAAAATAGATTAAAATCTACTGATTATTTTAGTGAAGGAGTAAGTGATCAAGATTTATTTGGAAAATTTGTGCCAAAACCACCTGAACCAAAACAAGTAAAGGCACCACAAAAAACAGAAGGTCCACAACCAGGAGCTGGTCGAGTTAACAAAAGAGTTTTAAAGGCAGAAGGTGATGAATTATTAAATGATAAATTTGAATCTGCTGACGGCACTGCGAGTTTAACAAAAATTCAGGACAATAGTATTGGCCCTGTGCCACCACCAGATACACCTGATGTAGATAGTGGAAGAGGTGGAGATAGTGTTAGTGCTTTAGAGAGAGCTGAAGTCGTTAAAGAAACAAATGCTCAAAAAAATCCAGAGGCTAATGGCGATAATATTATTTTAAAAGGTGGTGCATCTGGCGATGCAGAATTTAATAATACGATAAAGTTAGCTAGAAAGTATTATGATGAAGTTTATCAAAACAAAGGCTCACAAGCAAATCTTGTTTTTTTAGCTAATTTAGCATCAGGTTTATTAACTGGGACTACTGCGAGATCAGGAATAAGTGGTGCATTAGAAGTTCTTGGACAAGCATTAGGTCCAGCTGTAAATAATTATGCTACTATTAAATTAAAAGAGGGTGAACTTAGACAAAACGCAAGAGAGGCATCTTTAAATGCTGCTATGGATCACATGAAATTTTTGAACGATGCTGCTAATATTGAAAATCCTGAACAAGACCCAGGGGTTATTCAAATAAGATTACCTAATGGTGATTTAAGTAATATTGCAGGATTTCAAAGAAAAGATGGCACAGTAACAATCCCTGCAGGAGTTTTAGGTAATAGAGAGACTTTTGTCCCAGTACCACAAGGTGGAGTTATAAAAGATAGTGAGGGTCGAGTAATCGGAAAATTTGAAAACTTCTTTGCACAAAAACAAATTAATGACAGATTATTTGATATTCAAGATATTTTAGGAAATAGATATGATGCATTATCTACAACGA